TTCCATTAGCAATCGTTGCAATGAGTACTTGTCCATAATTATCAAGAGACCAGAGGCCAGGTTCCAGGACAACATCGTTTGCAGAAGAAGCTTCACCCCATCCTCCTGCTCCCCAAGTATCGGTTCCCCAACCATAACCATACGATTGTTCTGCAGGACCTATACTTTCATAGGGTTTTACATCGATACTTCCACCAGTTGCAACGGTAGCAGTAGCAGCAGAAGATTGTGTAATAGTAAAAGTAGTAGTAGATCCAACAGTTGTAACTTGAAATAATTTATCTTCAAAATCTGCATCGGTAAAACCTGTTCCTGCAGGTAATGTTACATTGTCTAACAAAACAATATCTCCTGCAATTAAGCCATGAGTTGTTCCTGTTGTAATAGTACAAATAGCAGAGGTATCTGTGGTAGCAATGGTTGCTGAAGATAAAGTAGATTGTAAAGGTGTTACATCATATAGTTGACCTTCAAAATAAATTAATAAAAATTTATCTGTTCCTAATGCAACATATCTATTTCCAGATATATCTACAAACGCATGTTCTTTTCTACAAACACCTACAATCGTATCGGTAACTAAAGAAGCCCAACCAGAAACTTTTTCTGGTAACCCATAACGAAAACGAACATTGTCCGAATCAACCCAACGGTTATCCGCTCCTACTTCTGTATTCTGTTTGTCTATGCCTGGTAAGAATTTAATTTGCTGAAGAGGCATGTAACCTCCTATATTTTATCTTTATAAACCCAACCTAATGTTGAATTTACATACACTAACGTAAATGCTGCAAGGTTAGTGGACACTACTAAATTGGAAGCAGATCCATTAATATTCGAACTGTTTCTTCCAATGGTTAAATTGTTAGAAGCTAAGTTATTACCACTATCTATAAAATGAACTTCATCTCCTACTGTTGGGGATGCTGGTAAATCAATAGTCACAGGAGCTCCAATTCCTGATCCTGAAGTATTGACTAATACTTGATCTCCATTAACTGTTGTATAGGTTGCACCTGGAGTTACATATCCTTTTTTTCTCAAACCAAGATTTATATTGGTTCCATCGGAATACAATAAATTAGTAGATGCAATCGGTAATACAACACCGGTTCCTGATACCGTTTTAACGGTTAACGTATATAAAGAAGCGGACCTAGAAGTTGCATCTTCTACAATAAAAACTCTTTCTGCAGAATCTGGCATCGTGACCGTTCTATTCGCTGTTAACGTTCCTGTTAATTTAAAATATAAATTCTTTCCATTGGATACTGCACCATTCGCTAGGGACAATGCAACATCGGATGCTGCAACATCTACTGCAATATAACCGGATACTGCTTGTTCGAGTTGTTGTAAATTGGTATTGGTAATCGTGCCCCATGTCCCAGACTTTTCGCCTGTAGTCATAAGTTCTAATTTTAAATCACTTGAATAAGTACTTGCCATATTTCTCCTACGGATTATTTGGATCAATTGGAATCCAAATACCAGTCGCTCCTGGAATTATTGGGTTCCATGATATCACATCTATGGTATTAGTTGCAAGTTCTAATTCTTGCCCTGTAACAAGAACTGTTTGACCTATTTTAATAACTACATTACCTGTAGTTAAATTAACTCTTTGTCCAGAAGGTAAAACAAGCGATTTTCCTTGTATAGTAACGTTGCCAATGGCAACATTCATCTGAACGCCATTAACTGTAAAAGATACACTTAAACCACCTGGATCTGCAAAAGCTCCTTGAGCAAATGATGTAGCACCAAATAACATTATTAACCTCTACTTGTTTGTATAGGTACCCATACCTGATTTGCACCAGGTACAATACCATCCCATTTTTTAACTAATACTGAGCCATCACCAATTTCTAACTCACTGCCTGTAGGTAATACTACTGCTTTAGCTTGAATAGTTACTAACCCAGTAGATAAATTTTGTCTATTCGTAGTAACAGTTACAGTTGCATTTCCTTTAGTAGTTACATTACCAATAGTTAAATTAGCTCTTGATCCTGTTACAGAAAAATTTGCATCTGCAGATACAGTAACTGTTCCTGTTGTAAAGTTAGCTCTTGAACCATTAGGTAAAACAACAGCTGCAGCAGTTGTAGTTATATTACCTAATGCTAAATCAAATGCATTCCCTGTTACTGGTGCTTGAATATTAACTTTACTTTGAGCTATACCTGTTGATAAATTAATTCTTGATCCAGTTAATGCAATAAGTGCATTTGCTACTATAGTTGGATTACTGGTTGTAATATTAACTTTATTACCATTAACTATAACAGTCGCATCGGCAGTAATAGTTATATTACCAATTGAAAAATTAAATTGTTGGCCTGTTACAGATACATTAGCTTTACCTACAATTCCAACGGTTCCTGTATCTAAATTAAATTGATTACCTAATAAAGCTGCACTTGCTCCTGCTTTTGCAACAACTATACCATCAGCTATATTAAATTGATTTCCTGTAACACCAAAATTAGCGTCCGCGGATATACCTACAGTCCCTGTGTCTGTATTAATTTGAATTCCCGTTACATTAACTAATGCATTAGGATTAAATCCTGGATCTGCAAAAGGTGCTGCGGCAAACGCTGTTGAGCCAAAAAACATTAATATCTCCTATACACGAGCCAGGACGGTGGTATGGGTGGTGTCCTGGCTCGTTTATAGTACTATATCAACGTTTAAAGCAAGATGGAAGTCCTAAATCGATACTTTTACTTCTTTAGTGTCTTAATATATTCTAAACATTCAGCTATAGTTTGCTGTCTTATATACTCATCTCTTATTTCTTGAGACGTTGGCTGTGGTAATGATGAATCCCATCTATCTATAATAAACTCACCCGCTGAAGTTAAATCATAACTTGCTCCAGGGGCCAAAGCATCCATAACCGTATTAATACCCCAAGCAAAACCATTTTCATTAGAGTATTTTTCTATTAACTTTTTAACAGATAATTTTCTAGCTATCATAATATAAGTTCTGTTAAGTTTTTATTGTTACCACACCCAAGAAATAAATGAATATCTTGTTCCTTTTGTTACTGGTTCAACTTTATGTGGATATAAAAATATAGAAGGAAATACTAATATATCTCCTTTTTTTAATTTAATTTCTTCATCTTCAAGCATAATAAATTCTCCACCCTCATAGTCATCATTTAAAATTCCTAATACACTTAATGTCGGGATACCTTTTTGATTACCATCAAACATAGAGTGTATGTGATCACAATGTTCTGCCATTTTTTTATTCTTAGAATATTTATTAAATCTAATTTCAGTATATCCGTTCCAACCATTAAACCAATGAAACTTTAAATCATGGACTATATATTTATTAATAATATTCCATATTTCTTTCATAATAATTTCTTTTGTCAAAATTTCATTTGAATAACAAATAGATAATTCTTGATTGCCCGATAAATTAACAAATTCGTTAGATGATGAATCGTGAAATTTATGTTCATTCCATTTATCTATGTTCAAACTTTTTAATTGTTTAACAGTTGAATCGCATATATTTTCTTTTAAAGATAATTTATAATGTTTTACATAATCAATTAATTTTTTTTTCATAATATAAGTTCCGTTAAGTTTTTATTATTACCTATTGTGCCTTTGATGAAGACATTAAAAGCTAAACTAATTCTAGTATTGGTTCCTTGTTTGGTTTCAACCATATGAGTCAATGAAGATGGAAACATAATAATATCTCCTGTTTTAACTGGAAACCACCAAGATTCTGAATTCCATAAATTCCAATCTTTGGTTTGAGGTTTAATCGTTTTATATATGTTGTCTTTGTAAAAATAAATTTTATCAAATTTTTCATCTGAATCAATGTAGAGAACTCCAGATACTAATGAATTAGGATGTTGATGTTTATGATGATACTGATTTGTTTCTGTGTAGTTTAACCAAGACTGCGTAATGTAAGGAGTAACTGCATCGGTTGTTGATAATACTTTATTAAAATAATCTTGTACTCTTTTATCTAATTCTTTTTTTATATTAGTAAATGGTTTTTCGTTTAAGATATAATTATTATTAGATGTTATATTACCATCATTTTTATAGAAATCTTTTTTAGATTTATCTACAAACTTTAATTCCAATGGTGTTAATGCTCTATCTAATTTTGACATATAGATAGGTGTTGGAAATATACTGTTAATAGTTGATTCTGTCATTCTCACTTATATATAAAATAAATTATATAGTTTGTAAAGTCCAGTTTTTATTTTCTTCGTTCCAAGAATATTTTTGTCCATCTGTAGGATAAGCAACTGGTGCTTCCCATAGACAAGTTGTTTCGTTTAATATCCAAGAGTTATAAGGTTTTTTAGGAATGAAAGCATCTCTGTCTTCATCATAAGTGTAACCAATTCCTGCATGATTTTTTCTAAAAGGTGTTCCACCTGTTAAATGAACTCCGCCTTGTGTATTATATGAAGTTTGTTTCCAAATCGCCCAACCTGTTAATTTTGTTAAAAAGTCAATTCCAATATTTTCTTGTTCAATTCCATTAGCATCATGTAATACTTCATTATTAACAGAAAGAACTTCAATGACTTTTCCATTTAATCCTATTTTTGCAAAACTTGCCATTATGTTGTGTAACTCCCTGAACCTGTGAATGTTAAAACTGTTTTTCCTGAAACACCTGTTGCAACTGTTGGAGAGCCAGTTGTTGTTCCTGTGTATTTTTCATCAGGCATACTTAATATAACTACACCTTTTCCACCAACACCAACCGAACCTGGAAATCCTGAACCACCACCGCCACCACCAGTATTTACGGTTCCTGATCCAGCAGAACCACCACCAACTGCACCAGCACCCCCACCACCTGAACCACCACTTCCAGCAGAAGTATAAGAGCCACCACCTCCGCCACCTGCTCTTGTAACTGAAGAACCTGTTATTGAAGAAGCTGTACCATTACCACCAGCACCACCTTGAGCGGTAGTTCCAGCAGAACCAGTTGCATTAGCACCACCACCACCACCTCCAGCTAATTCACTATAAGGCGAAGATTGAGGAGTATTATTACCAGCACCACCATTATTTCCTTGACTTGGTGATGTACTAGGAGTGTTTCCTAAACCTCCTGAACCAGTTGGTTCAGAAAATAAACCACTACCTCCACCTCCACCTGATCCTCCATTTGAACCAGGTAATGTAATATTTCCTGCAGCTCCTCCTCCAGCAGAAGTAATTGTTGTTAAACCTGAACCTGAAATACTAGAATTTGAACCAGTAGTTGCACCACTACCACCATCTCCAACTGTTACTGTAATGACTGTTCCACCATATACTGTTTGTGTTGAAGTTCTATATCCTCCAGCGCCTCCTCCACCTCCAGCATTAGATCCTCCACCACCACCTCCAGCTACTACTAAAAAATCTACTGAATATACATCTGGTTCTAAAGCATCTGTTCCTTCATTAATTCCTGAAATAGGCAACCAGCCTTGTGTTGAATCTACATATACTAATATCACGCCTTCTCTTTCACCTGATAATAATTGATTTGGTGGTGATGATTGTCCTTCTATATTTTCTCCATTTGGATCTATAACTAAAGCATTAGTATCAAACGTTCCTGCGTAATCTATTAAACCTACAATATCACCCGCTGAAGGTGTTGCTGGTAAAGTTACCGTAAAGCCTGCAGAAGTGGTATTACAAAAATACCCAGTTCCTGATACAGCTGTAAATCCTGAAGTTTTAGCTGTTGTATCCCAGGATACTGCACCTGTAGGTCCAAAACCTGTTGCGGTACCATTGTTCGTTAACGTAGCACCTGAAGGAATGGTAAAGGTATCACCGCTGTCTCCTAAAGTGACAGTGGTTCCTGAACGTGGACTAATTTTATTAACTTTTACTTCACTCATTATTTAATTCCCAATTTTGATTTGTTTCATTCCATGTATAATAATTTTTATTATCTATTTGTTCCTGTGTCAATTCTGGCATTGGAATAGGTGCTTCCCATAAACAAGTGTCTTCATTTAATACCCAACTATTAAAAGGTTTAGGTGGTATGAAAACATCTCTATCTTCATCGTAAATATATCCTATTCCTGCATGATTTTTTCTTAATGGTGTTCCACCTAATTGATGAACTCCTCCATGAGTATTATAAGATGTTTGTTTCCAAATTGCCCAACCTGTTAATTTAGTTAAGAAATCTATACCTATTGCTTCTTGTTCAACTCCATTAGCGTCTAACAATTCATTATTATGAACTGAAAGAACTTCTATTACTTTTCCATTTAAACCTATTTTTGCGAACGATGCCATTATGTTGTGTAACTCCCTGAACCTGTGAATGTTAAAACTGTTTTTCCTGAAACACCTGTTGCAACAGTTGGACTACCAGTTGTAGTTCCTGAATAACTTGCGTCAGGCATACTTAATATAACTACACCTTTTCCACCAGCACCTGATACTCCAGGTTCTCCAGCACCACCACCACCGCCGCCAGTATTTGCTGTTCCTGCTGTTCCAGCAGTACCTGCTGTTCCACCAGTACCACCACCGCCAGTTCCTCCAGTTCCACCTGAACCAGCTAAATAAGTACCACCACCTCCACCACCTGCTCTTGTAACCGAAGAACCAGTTATTGAAGATGCTGTTCCATTACCACCATTACCACCATTAGTTGTTGTTCCATTATTACCATTAGCAGAAGCACCGCCACCGCCGCCTGCACCATAATTTGGAGATCCAGCACCAGTTCCACCATTATTACCTTGTGATGGTGATGTGCTTGGAGTGTTGCCATTTCCACCAGTTCCAGCATCAATAGCACCTCCACCTGAACCTCCATCAACACCACTAGCACTACCGCCAGTCGCTCCTCCTCCACCGCCTCCAGTAGAAGTTATTGTTGTTAAACCTGAACCTGAAATTGAAGAATTTGAACCATTTCCACCTCTTACAGTAGTTACTGCGGAAGCACCACCATCTCCAACTGTTACTGTAATGGCTGTTCCAACACTTACTGATTGTGTTGATGTTCTATAACCACCTGCACCACCACCGCCACCTCTCCAAGCACCACCACCTGCTCCTCCAGCTACTACTAAAAAATCTACTGAATAAAGAATAGGAGATAAAGCATCTGTTCCTTCATTAATTCCTGACGTTGCAATCCAACCTTGTGTAGCATCTATATATGTGAGTGTTACACCTTCTCTTTCACCATTTAATTGTAAATTATCTGTTCCACCTTCAATGTTATTTCCGTTAGGATCAATAACTAAAGCATTGGTGTCAAAAGTACCTGCATAATCTACTAATTGAATAATATCCCCTGCACTAGGTGATGCAGGTAATGTAACTGTAAATCCTGCTGATGTTGTGTTGCAAGGATAAGCATTCCCTGCTACTGCTGTAAATCCTGTTGTTTGTATGGATTGCCATGTTAAGCCAAAACCACTAGCCGTTCCGAGATTCGATAAGGTAGCACCACTTGGAATAGTGATTGTGTCACCACTATCTCCTAATGTAAGTGTAGTACCTGAAGTTGGAGAAACTTTATTTGTTTTAACCTCTGTTCCTGGTACATTAACTGTGTCCCCTGATGCTCCAATAGTGATCGTGTCAGCATTTTCATTGATAATGTTATTGCCGTCTTGATCCTGAATTGTATCTACTTTAATAATACTAGACATTATTTTTTAATTCCCAATTTTTAATTTGCTCGTTCCAAGCATAATAATTTTTATTATCTATTTGTTCCTGTGTCAATTCTGGCATAGCAACTGGTGCTTCCCATAGACAAGTTGTTTCGTTTAATATCCAACTATTGAAAGGTTTAGGCGGTATAAAAGCATCTCTGTCTTCGTCATATTTGTAACCAACAGAAGCATGATTTTTTCTTAAAGGTGTTTCACCTGTTAAATGAACTCCGCCTTGTGTATTATATGAAGTTTGTTTCCAAATCGCCCAACCTGTTAATTTTGTTAAAAAGTCAATTCCAATATTTTCTTGTTCAACTCCATTAGCATCTAACAATTCATTATTATGAACTGAAAGCACTTCAATTACTTTTCCATTTAAACCTATTTTTGCGAACGATGCCATTATGCTGTATAACTCCCTGATCCTGTAAATGTTAATACTGTTTTTCCTGAAACACCTGTTGCAACAGTTGGAGAACCAGTTGTAGTTCCTGAATAACTTGCGTCAGGCATACTTAATATAACAACACCTTTTCCACCAGAACCACCTGTTCCATTACCTGGAACATTGTTTCCTACTCCACCGCCACCACCACCAGTATTAATTGTTCCTGAACCTCCAGTACCACCATCACCAGCACC